TTAAAGGTTCTACACTTGGTAGCTATGATGAGAAGATTTTTGACGAAATCGCCGCTATGGTTCGTGGAAAGGGTGGATTCCTTGACAAGGCACTTTTCCCTACAGTTCTTGCAAAAGACATCAAGGAAATTTTCGCTGACAAGCAGCGTTATCTGATGAACAATCCTATTCCTAACCTTTCTTTCAAGACAATTCCTGACTATGGAACTGCTATCGGTGCAAACATTGCATTGAGCGGTGAAGATGCCGGTGATGATATGTTCTTTGAAGTAAAGGGCGAAGTAGTAGCAGAAGGTGACGCAACTCGTAGACCTGCTGCTCCTGCAAGCGTTACTGCAAGCGCAAGCGGTTCAGGTTCATCATTCACTGCAAACGACGCAGGTGATTATATGTACACTGTACACGCCGTAAATCAGTACGGTATTTCCGCAGGTACTTCAATCGCTGCTGCCGTAACAGTTGCCGCAGGAAAAAAAGTAGCACTTACAATTACACCGGGTTCAGGTGTTGCCGCAACCGGCTTCATTATCTGCCGTTCTAAGAAGAACGACACAAAGGTAATGGAAATGGATAAGGTAGCAAATAGCGGAAACGCTACAACCGTTTACGAAGATACAAACGATGAACTTCCGGGAACTGCTTCTATGATTTTCCTTCCAAAGAAGCGTTTTCAGCCGGTGTACACATTCGGACAGTTGCTCCCGGCTTGTACATTCCCTCTCGCGCCTACAAACACCGCAGAAACTCCTTTCCTCGTAATGCTTTACGGTGGTCTCGAAGTTCGTGCGCCTAAACATTGTGGACTTGTTAAGAACATTTCTTACAAAGGAGGCTTGTACTAATGGCAAAAACAACAACATCAAAGACACAGAAAACTGATGTTGCCAAAAAGCCTACAGTAGCCGCTGCTAAACCGGCGGTTACTGAAAAGGTTGAGACAGTCGCAGAAGTAAAGACTGACGCAACAACAGTAGAAAAGGCAGAATCGCAGGAAGATTCTAAACCGGCGGTTACTGAAAAGCCCGAACAGAAGGACGAGAGCGGTTTGCCGTTCAAAGTTAATTCTGACGGAACTGTAAATGTGTGGTCGGTAAAAAGAGCCGGTCGCTCGGTTACAGGTTCTACCGGCGAAGTCATTACTTTTGACGATGAAGGCTTTGCCAAAGTCAAGTTAGAGGACGCGCTGCATTTTAAAGATGTACCGGGATTCTCTTTCACAAAATAAGAATCTTCAAAAAGGAGTGTAAAAATTGATTACTGCAAGTTCAATAAACAACAAGATTTTAGTGTCAATCAACGATAATGCACATTCAAGTTATCGGCTTGAAAGACATTCATACAATGATGATACATATCTTGTTTGGACGGCTAACGGTTTTTGCACTCCTGATGAAGAGAATCCGGCAATCGCCGTAAACGGTGATATTGTCGATTCAAACGCACAATCAAATACACTTTACGCATACCGCTATGTAGATTTTGAAGCGGAAAATCCACAGGACACAGATTATATTTATTCAAACTGGGTAAGAAATGGCGGCGACGGTGCTATAGGTTACACTTTCGGCAATTATAAAGTACCTGCCGGACAGTGGGGAAACATCGTAACGCCTGATGATTTGAGATTTACTTACATTTGGGGTACTGATTTTAAGGCTACAAACGGACAGAGTTATACTGACGAACAGATTCAGTATTTCATTGATTCAGCGGTCGCAGAATTGGAGCGGCAGCTTGATATTACGATTAAGAAAAAGAAAATCAGATACAATGCAGCAGAAAGAAATCTTTCTAAAGGTACTGATTACGATATAGACGAAGCGGTTTATGACTTCAAGTTTTCGCGTATTTCACGATATGGATATATCAAAACACGCCGCAAACCGATTATTAAACTTCACAAACTTTCATTGCTCACTCGTTGGCAGGGTGTAAAAGACCTTACACAGACTACCATTATTGATAAAACAAAAGGTGTTCTTAAACTTATGGAACGCCCTATAAGACCTTCCGAAACTTCAAGCGGTATTCAGACCGCTATAGGCGTTTACGGAAATCAAACATTATCCGCACAGTTATTCTATGCGATTGATTATGACGCAGGTTATGAAACATCGGACGATGTACCACAGGATTTAAGAGAAGTTATTGCTAAACAGGCTGCAATAAGTCTTTTGAATATTGTCGGCGACGGCTTGATGTCGGGATTCTCTTCAAGTTCATTGAGCATGGACGGACTTTCAGAATCATTCAGTTCTACACAGTCGGCTACAAGTGCCTATTTTGGTGCGCGTATCGCCGTGTATAAAGACGACATCAAAGAGTACATAAAAGCAAACAAAAATAAGTTTGCAAATATGGCAATCGGGGCAATTTAACATTGTGAAAAATTACCTGAAAGGTAATTAAGGGGGAATTTCAGAAAATCAAAGATTTCTTTTCAAGCAAAGTTGTAAAAATCGTTGCTTGGGTAGTTCTCGCACTTGATGTAACCGCTTTAATCATTGGCGGTGCAACAACAGTTGAAATCACTGACGGTATCGCACTCATAGCCGGAGTTATCGCTGCCGTTTCATTGGTTATCGCTTTTATCGCAGAGCGTGTCAAAAAGTAATTCTTACCGTATCGCGTTACTTTTTGGGGGTGTTGTCGGTGCTTTTTTTTCTCCTTTTCAAAGAAATTTTCACGCCGGCAACGCCCTTTTTTCTTTTTTAATAAATGTAAATGCGAGGGCAACAATGAAACCGTGGGAACTTTACAACTATCAGAAAGACATTGATTACAGGACAAACACTTTTGACTACGATTGGCGCGTAAAAGTTGATAACGACGAAAGAACAATCTATGTATTTTCGCAGTTTTCAACAAGCGTTATCGACTGGATTGTGAACTTCTTATTTTTCATGATTCCACAGGTTAGACAGTGGTATGTATATTTCGCTTGCTTGGGTTGGCAGACTACTTTTAATTCCTGCAAAGGCTTGTTTATGAATGAGGTTTTAATGGCTATGAATACCTTCCCGGACTACAAGGTAGTTGTTTGCGGTCATTCATACGGCGGCGCAGGTTCAGTATTGGCAGGAATTGAAATCTTTTTCCAGTCGGGAAGAAAGCCGGATTTAGTTACTTTCGGCGCGCCTAAACCGCTTGTATTTTTCATTACAAAACTTATTTCACGGCTTTTCTTTGGCAAGGTTACGCAGTACGCGCACTGGTGCGACATTGTTACTTATATGCCGCCTTTACCGGGATATTGGAATGTGAAAGTTATCCGGCTTGGTAAGTTCAGTTTTAAGGGCTTATTCAATCCGCAGAAATACCATTGTATTTATGGCGATGAATCGCTTTATGAAAATATAAAGGAGTGAAAAAACTATGAAACTGTATGTAGAGCGCATGGAACGCGACGACCTGAAAGGAAAAATCAAGAAGGCTAAAGCTGCACTTGAAAACAATCCTTTTGACATGACAGAGACCGGGAAAGAACTTCTGACGGAGCAGGTAAAATCAATGGAAAGTTACCTTGCTATCCTGAATCAGAGAATTGAGTATGAATCCGGCGGCGAAATCAGAGCATAGGCAGATAATTTTTCTGTTTATATAAATTTTTAAGGGGGTGTTATTATGGCACTGGAAAAACTTAAAAGAGGCTGCCCTTATGGGAAAGAAATTGCCGAAGAAATTGAAAAAGGTGGAAACGCAGGTATTGAAACAAGACTTGCAACACTTGAAACAATGTTTGCGGCAGTTCCAGGTATTGAAACAAGACTTGCAGCACTTGAAACAATGTCTATTGAAACAAGACTTGCAGCACTTGAAACAATGTTTGCGGCAGTTCTTGCAGCTGAAGACACAGACAACGGAAAAACTTTGCAGATTGATTCAAACGGCAAGGTTGCACTCGTTACTGTTTAATTCTCCTGATGTTCGGGCAGGAAACGGAAAACGCCCGGACATAACAGGCAGGTACGGCGTAGTATAAAGAGGTAAACAATGGGTCAAGGACTTGGAAAAAATAGCCCGGTTCAGCTTGAACTTGGTAAAGAAAATTATGAGGCACTCATTCAAAGACACGGACAGTGGGTAAGGTGGCGCGTTGCTACAAAATGCCCTTGTGTCAAAGAAAACTCTATGCAGCCGGATATTCATTGTAAAAAATGCGGCGGACTTGGTGTTATTTTTGGTTATCAGAAAAAAGCGGTAGTCTCTCAAACTGTAATGATTCGCGACAATTCGGGAATGATTGAACTTGACGCGGAGTTTATAGATTGCCCATTGACAAAATGTTATGACAATTCCGGCAGAGTATATGAAAACGCTACAAAGGCAGGTTCTTTCGTAATGCTTAACACGCCTTTATTGCCGGTAAAAGGCGTTTATGTTACCGCCGTTATGGAACAGGATATTTTGCAGACCGTTGAAACTACAACGGCGGTAAGCGTTGGTAGCGGATATTACAGGGTAATGGGCTTGCGTAGTTCAAGAATGAAGACAGAAGGTTTATTCCATACTGCGCCGGGCGACATTGAAAGCGTTGAAGAAGTAAAAGACATTGACGGCAATACTTATGAAATCGGCGAAATAAGGCAGGATTGTATTTTTGTAAATCCGCGTGAAGTTGAAGACGAAGAGACCGGCGAAATAACAGAAATTGAGCCGCCGGAAACACTTTATATAAAGAATGTGCAGTACATACCGCCGTTTACTTTCGTTATCCTGAATCAGAATCTTAATAAATCTGACGCGCAGATAATGCAGGAAAATAACGGCGACGGCGTTCTTACATTCCCATACGCTTATGATGTTGCGCTTGATGATGTCATAACGGTATTGAGCGGAACTTACACGCAAAAAAGCGTAGTAAGCAAAAAAGACGCGGACTATGATGTTATTCCGGCTTATTTTGTTGATGAAATTGTAAGCTGCATAGGCAAAGACCGGGAATATGTGCAGGGTACAGATTTTATTTTGTGCGGCGCGAACTATCTTAAATGGCTTTGCGATGATTGCCCGGAAGACGGCGAAGGTTATTCTTTGACTTATAAGGTATTCCCGACATACAAGGTAGTTAAGTCGATTCCGCAGATTAGAACGAGTGAAAATCAGCGTATGCCGAAAAAAGCCGTTATAAAACTTTACGATACATACGGTGAAAAACGAGGTGTAAACAAGAAATGACAAGTTATGTAATGTGCAATAAAAAGAAACTTGGTATAAAGAAATCTGATATTGAATGTCTCAAAAAGTCGGTAGAAGACCGAAAACTTGAATACTTCAAAAGCGAACTTCTTAAAATACTGGATAAGAAGGAAAAAGAAGAGAGCGGCGAAGAAGTAAGCAAGGCTTTTATTGTACAGGAACTTTCACAATATGTAAGCAAAGCAAATAAGAGGCTTGAAAAGCGAAAAACGGCAGATTATAAAAACTCTACAACTTTTGATAAAAAAACAATAAATACATGGGCAAATAAAGAGGTCTTTAACGAGGCTTATTATCTTTCGGAAGAATCCGTAAAATTGAAAGACAAAGCAAGGGCGATGAAGGCTGCTGCAAAGACTAAGGCTGAAAAAAAAGCTGCAAATAAGATTTTAGAAGACGCAAAACTTATTTCAAAAGAAGCGATTTATAAGGAATATGATAATGAGCCAAAGAAAATAGGTACTATTGCGAATTATTTAATGGTTCTTTTTCCAAACGCTAAAGATAATGGGATTTATTGCGGAAAGGCTCATTTCGTAGACCATATTGTAAATCATCACCCGGAAATGCCTTTAGATGAATATCAAAATCTTAATTCTATAATAAGTTCTAAGAGCGATATTTATAAGGATTCAATGAACGGTAGTATTGCATTTGTAAAGACAGATAACGGCAGATTAACACTTGTCGCATTAAAAGAAGATAAGAATGGGAAGATTGTTTTTTGGAAAACGCAGTATAAAACAGGAACTAAACTAACAGGAAAGTTTAAAAAAATAAGCCTTGGAGATTATTCCAAGGCTAAACATCGGATTGAGACGGCTACCTCTCAAATCAGTCAACCTGAACAAAGTTCAGATTCCGCCATAAAGCCGGTAATTCATGGTCGTTCCGACAATTCAAATATAGCGCAGGATTACACCGTTGTCAATAAAAAAGACAAAGAAAATCCGGCGGTCAAAAAGTCGTTTGCTTCAATCGTGAATGAGTTGAAGAAGTCAATTTTGACAACATAGGCGCGTAAATGATTAGAGTTAGCGTTGATTTGAATGATGATTTAATTTCTCAATTAAAAGAAAACCTTGCAGGACTTTCAGGCGGAGCAGGTGCAAAGGTTATGCCGGGAACTTCACGCGCCTTTAATATGGCTGCAAAGTTGATTCAAAAATCATGGCAAAACTGGGCTATGGGCGGTAGCTTAATCGGCGCGGCGGATATTAAGAATCCTAATTCCCGGCTTGCTTCCAGTATTCATATCAGAAAAATAAATGATTTTGACATGAGTATTGAGACCGATTCACGCTATATGGAGCGGATTCAAAACGGAAGCCCTGAATTTGACATGAAGACTAAATATCCATACGGAAATAAAAGCCGCGTTACACAGAGCGGCAAAAACAAGGGCGTACCTTATTTGATTATTCCTTTCCGTTGGGGTACACCGAACAAAGACGGCAGCGCAAGGGCGCATTTTGGTAATACAATTCCTTTGGAAGTCTACAAAATATTGCAGTCTCGGAAGTTCAGGAAGTCGGAAACAACGGAAAATACACACCCGGAAGCGAACTTTAAGGGTGAAAACATAGAACGCGCAGAGTATGACTGGGGCGACAGAATCAAAGACGAGGACGCAGGAAACGCTAACGGTATGGTAAAAATGCGCAGCAATACCGGCAGCACTTATTTTACATTCCGCGTTATTTCGGCAAAGTCTCCTGAAAGCGCATGGGTAAGAAAAGAAGTTCCTGCAAACGATGTTGTAAGCGCAGTTGAGAAGACTACAAGGCAGAATGTTGAGGACATCTTAGAGGCAGGACTTGAACAGGACTTGGGTATATAGTTGTTACATTGACAACAGAGGGTTTTGCAAGTATTCTATAAGGGAATAATATTATTTTGAGATAATTATTTTGTCATATCGTTTGCACTTACAGAAAGGCAGCGTAGACGCGGAAAGACCGTGTTTTGCGTTGTCTTTTTTTTATTTCATTCGAGGTGCGGACGAAAAATGTTGTGTTATTTAAACCGTGGAATAATCTTAGAACAGGCTTTAGTTGCGCTTGTGCGAGAATATTTTGACACGCTGCATTTGGATAATAAATATAAAAACTTCCACATATCAGTAACGACCGAACACCCATTTGCGGAGTTATATCTGCATGAAGGACAAAACGCGAGCGATTCATTTCCTTGTGTCGTAATCACTACGCAGGAAGACCGCAAACCGTATGAGTTTGACGAACTGGCTATTACACAGACCGACGGTATAGGAATTACTGAAAGCGACCTTGAAGCAATCACCAAAACGACAGAAACATACATCAATAAAAAAGGCGTTCAGAAAACAAGAGAGATTCCGGGTCTTTGTACGGTAGTTGATGATAACACACTGGACGCGATTAAGGCGACAATCAAAAAACAGAATTATTGTTACGGTTATTCAATGAGAATCCGCCGGAAAGATACTTTAGGCTTTGAGGTATGGGCGGAAAATGTGCAGCTTAAAAACGAGATATACGAGCAGTTACGTTTATTCATTACAGGCAATCTTTCACATCTTTTGGAAGAAAAATACAGTTTTTTTGATATTGCGATATTTGACAATACGATTGTAGGACACAGAAGCAACAACTACAACTTTGATTTTGATGTCGCATTGAGCGGCGCGCACATTTCGCTTGATGTGAATTATTGCGTCGAGCAAATTGTGCTAAACACAGAACTTACAGATGTAAGCAAAGAAATAATCACGGAGGCAATCAATTATGGCAAGTAAAAACACTTTGTCGGAATCCGAAGAAGTTGCAGAGGAAGTTACTTCTGTATCTACATCTACGGCAACGGTAGCCGCTGCAACTCCTAAAAGAATGGGCGTTGTACGGTATTGTCAGGTTCGTGAACTTTCGCGCAGTTGGACGGCAGTAATGAAAAACCGTTACAAGAGCGAGGTTCACACTTTGGAAGAGTGGGACGAACTTTACGAATGGGTTCGTAACCGCAAAGTTGGGTCAATTTAAGGGGGTTGAAATATGGGCGTTTCAGCAGCAAAATTCAACAGTGCCGGACAGTCTTCAAGTCATTACATTCCGGGAACATACTCTCGTCGTAATACAGTAGGCGCAGGTACAGGCGTTTCCAGTGGAAACCTTTGTATCATCGGTACATCAATGGGCGGAAAACCTTTGACACTTCACGCCGTATCGGACAAGGCAGAGGCTAAAGACCTTCTTGTAAGCGGTACACTTCTTGAAGCAGTCGCACAGGCTTTCAATGGCTCAAATACCTATGTTCCGCAGCAGGTTTTCTGTATGCGTGTAAATGCAGGTACACAGTCTAGCCGTACTCTCAAAAACGGCAGTACATCAGTTCTTACTTTGAAAAGTGCCGATTATGGCGCACACATGAATCAGTTGAAAATGTGGCTTAAAGCAGGAACTACAGGAAAAAAGGTTCTTGTAAACTACAAGGGCAGTGAAGTTGAAATCGACAACATCACAAAAAAATCATTCTCAATTCTTTACTTGGGTGAAGGTGAAAGCGCAGTTTGTACAATCAATGCTACAGGCTTGACACTTACTACAGATGTTACCGCAGACAATCTTTCTATCACTTGGGAAGAGTGCGAAACTCTTGAAGAACTGGTAGCAAAAATCAATGATTCAGGCGTTTATAGCGCAACATTGATTGATACCACACCAAACACACCAACAAAGCAGCTTGACCATGTATCAAGCGTAAGTGTTCTTAACACCGCTGCAACTTTCAACAGTGATTTACAGGCACTTATCGAAGCACTGGAAAGCGTTCAGTACATCGGAGAGGGCAATGTTACTCTTACAGGTACTAGCCGCCTTATCCCGGACAACGACGAAGGATATGAGTATTTTTCCGGCGCAAACGCAGGTACGGCTACAACATCGGATTGGGAAACCGCAATCAATCTTCTTGAAAAAGAAGATATTCAGATTATCGCGACACCTGAAACCGATAGCGATATTTGCTCACTTATCGTAGACCATTGTGTAAGTATGTCTACTGTAAGCAAGAAAAAAGAGCGTACTTGTTGGATTGGTACTGCAAAAGGCACAAGCATTGATAACGCTATTACACAGGCTAAGACCTACAATAGCGAACTTGTATCACTTGTTTGTACAAGCGCAGTCGCAAACAATCCGCTCACAGGTGCAAGTGAAGAAATCGCTCCTGCACTTTTGGCTTGTAAATGCGCAGGTATTGAAAGCGCAATCGGCGTTTCTAATCCGCTCACAAACAAGGCAATTAAGGTTAGTTCTTTTGGTACAAAGTACAAAGAGAGCGAACTTAACAAAATGATTGCCGGCGGCGTTGTAACATTCGGCGAGAATGACGACGGCGAACTTGTTTGTATTCGTTGTATCACAACTTATCAGGGCGATTCTCTTATCCTGAACGAGCGTTCTATGATTCGTTCCGTTCTTTACATGGACAGAGACTTGCGCAAGGCATTTAATCGCCGCATTGGTACAAACGACGAGCCTTCTGAAAGTTCAATCATTCAGACTTTGGAAAATAAGTCTAAGGAATGGTATGCGGATTCTCTTATCACAAAGAATGGCGCAAACCTTTACGAAAATGCAAAAGTACGCTTTGACGGCGACAAGATTTATCTGACATTTGACAGATATATCCGCGCTCCAAACAACTTTGTATTTATTACCGCAACAAACAAGGTCTACAGTTCGACCGTAGAAGTGTAAGGGGGTAAAATATGGCAGATTACAATTTGCAGGGTGATTCCCTTGTACAGGGTAAGAACTGTATCGTGCGCGCAGGTACAGACGCCGCAAGTGCAAAACCTATTGGACTTGTACAGGATTTTGAACTGCGCGCGCAGTTCCAAACACAGAAAGCCGAAGTATTGGGCGAGTTTTTGCCGGTTGCAATCGACATCACTGGTGTAAGCGTAAGCACTACATTCAGCGGATTCGTACCGGCTAAAGGATTCAGTCTTAACGACGCGGCTTGCATTAAGGAACTCAATCCGAACATTGATACAATCGTCGAGGAAGAGAAAACGGCTAAGATTCCGTATCTTGAACTTTACGACAAGAAGGCAAAGGCAGTTATCGCCTCTACAACTTGGGCTATCCTGAACTCTTATTCAGAGCGTTCAAGCGGCAAGGGCTATATGATTGCAAACTGTTCTTTTGAATCAATCGGATTCTTTAACGGTTCTGATTATCCAAATAGCGACCTTTACAACAAATAATAAAGGGCTTAAAAATGGGCTATTCTAGGGCTTCTTTTGGCAAGTTTGATTAAATTATCGAACTTGCTATAAAAGACGCTCCTAGAGCCTATTTTAAGCGGCTAGAAGGCAATTTTGAGAACTTTTTGAAAAACTATTCTTATATGAGAGGTGAAGAAATGGAAATTACCGAAGAAATTAAACAGGCAGATGTATTTGACGACGAAAAGCAGGAAGATATTTTCTATGCGCTTTTGAACGGAAAAACAGTAAAAGAAACTATTGAAACATCACGCGGAAAGTTTGTAGTGAAATTTCCGAAACAGAAAGACTTGATGTTTATTGACAGAAAAATTGCTGCAATGCGCGGCGGACTTCCGGCAAGCAGCTTTGACGATATGGCAAACTTTGCTATGCAGAAAGTAGCCTATCTTGATGTAGTAATTGAATCCGGTGAAAACTGGTTTAACAATATCAAAGAAAAAAATAAATCATTCAGTTGGGGGGATATGCCTGATACAGACTTCATTAACGAAGTGTATGTTAAGGCATGGTCTTTTCGTCTTAAAGTGCAGAGTAACTTTAGAGGAAATGAAGAAAAGACCGATAAAGGAACTGTTGTCGAAGAGAACGTTTCGGAAACTGTGGACAATGGTTTATTTTCGGGAGTTGCCGGTAAAGTTAAATGACATTGACGACGACTTTATAGAATTGTTCTTTAGGTTCGCAAATACATTCACGGAAGAAAGTATTTTGAACGGTTACTTAAAGGACGAAATGGAAAAGGAAAAAGAAATCCACGACGACGAGTTGAAAGACTTGGGATATACGGACGAGGATATTTTGAATATGAAGTAGCGAAAAGAAAACAGTCTGTTTTTAGTCTGTTAATGGACTGGAAGCGGACTGTTTCTTTTTTAATGTTTTGGGAGTAGTAAGTTGTGATTGCATTGAGATTGAACGCCGATACATCGGACGCGCAGAGAAATATAGGCGCGCTTGGAAACTCTATTGAGGACTTGCAGAGAAAACTTAAAGCAGCGCAGGACGCCGGAAACTGGGGCGAGGCTGCAAAGATTACGCAGGATATTGCCTTTATGCAGAATCCGGGCTTTTCAGTCGTCGGCGGCAATAATGGCGGTAACGGTTCTAATCTGCAAAACACGACACAATACAACAATGCGCGGCAGCTTGATATAAGGCTTGAAACAATTACGCGCGTTATTACTACTCTTACAGACCAGTTGAAAGAATCGACCGAAAAAGGACAGTCGAAAGAATCTTTTAATCTTTCCGCTGCATTGAACAATGCGGAGCAGGAAAAAAGGCAGCTTGAAGCGGAGAAGAAACGCCTTGAAACCGCAGATAAAAGCGACAGTTCGGTAATGGATATGATTAAAAAGTACGGCGTTTCGCGATACCTTACGCAGGGGTTGAGTTATGCTAATCAGATTGCCGGAATCGGTTTTAATCATCGTATCGCTATGGCAAACGGCGACTATTTAGGTGCTGATGTCGCAGCGGTAGAAAGCGGCGCAGGAATTGCGCAGGGAATCGGCGGCAGCTTGCTCGGTGCAGGTTTAATGCTTGGTGCAACGCCGGTCGGTTGGGGCTTAATGGCTGCCGGTGGAATCGCTGAAATCGGCGGTGCGATTGCGAAATACTGGGCAGGAGACGCAAGAGCCGATATTGCAGAGGGTGAGGCGTACAGAAAAACTCTTGCCGGGACTAATGCATTCAATAAAAGATTTTCGGACGGCGGCACATGGCTAGAGAATAGCAATAAAACCGACGCTATTTTAAGAGCGGCAACAAACGGCGCAAGCGGTACAGGACTTTCAACGGAAGAGTTTTTAAGCCTTGCTACAAGACAATCAAAGTTTGGCGGCACACAGTCGGACGCTATGACACAGGCTAGAGATATTGCTATGTGGGCGCAAGCTACAGGAACGGACGCCGGAGTTATTCAGAACTTCTTAGGAACTGCAAGGCGTTACGGTGATAATAGCGATGTCTTAGGATATGCAAGTCAGGCAAGACAGGCGGCAGGACTTACAAAAGCACAGAATGAAGAGTTTTTACAGTCTTTACAGAGCGTTATTGAGGACGGAATCGCAAACGGTTATGTAAAGAGTGCGGAAGATGTCTCAAAAACATTCGTAATGTTCTCACGATTAAGCAATAACAATCCGCTTTGGCAGGGCGAGCAGGGCGCGAAAAGACTTGCGCAAATGAATAGCGGTATTGCCAGTGCAACGGCTTTACAGAGCGTAAGCGATGTTATTGTCGCAGGTGCAGCAAGAGATGTATTAAGCGTAGCCGGAAACAGAGAGAAGTATTTAGGAAATCGCGCAAGTGGTACATATATCGACGAAATGTTGCTTATGGAACAGGGGAACAATCCGGCTATGTTCGGCGCGATTGCAAAGAGCGTAAAAGACCTTGAAGGCGGTAATTATGCTGCAAGAGTTGAGCGTTTCAAAGACATTTTCAAACTGAATTACGCCGGCGCGGTAGATGTTGCTGCAATGGCTGATAAAATCGGCGTAGGCGGATATACCGAACAGGATTTTGCGAACGAAGTAGCAAAAATGCAGAAAGACCGCAATTATCAGAGCGAAGAAACAAAGTGGCAGGACGATATAAATCATATTGCAGCGGACACCGCTTTAATGGCAAAGTCTAACTTTTGGCAGAACATGGGAAAACTTGGCGGAATTGCTGAAAGTAACGAAAAGAAGAGTTCAGGCAACGGAACTGATTTAGTTGAAAAAGCGATGTCTTCCGCAAGCAATCCTGAAATTGGTTTAGCAATAGCAGAATCTCTTGCAACAGATAATACTATAAACACGGAAGCACTTGAAACGCCGTTACGTGTAGGGCTTGCAGCTTCCTTAGTATCAGAAAAAGCCTCTGAACTGGGAGATTATGGCGGTTCTGTAAGAGCATTGATAACAGACGAAGCAGGTATTTCTTTTGCAAATAGAGCAGGATTCAGAATAAACGATGATTCAGTATTTGCTAGATTGTATTCCGAAGGTGCAGGAAACGATGAATTAGATAATTTAGCAATGGAAGAAATCGGGAAGTATGCTGTACTCGGATATAAAAAAGGCGGCTTCTTAGGTATTGGCGGACACAAGGCGGACGGTATTGTAGACGAAGTTGAACTTGATAAAGCTATTAAGAAAATGCAAAAAGACAAAGATATAAAATCTGCATACGAAAGCGGCAATACAGATTCTTACCTTGCCGCTTTAAGAACTATGCTTAGAGATTTGTTCGGAGATATAACTATAACATCTGATTAAAACTATTTTACTGCATAGTTAATCGGTATAGAGAAAGCAGCGTCAGGCGGATTTGTATTTTTCAATACAAGTGAATCTGATGTTGCTTTTTCTATACGAAATGTTTCTTTTTGACGAAATACAAGATTCAGGTTCTTTCCGCTATAAGTATTTGTAGTAAAGTTAATTTTATTTCCAGTAAGATTAAATACGCCAGTTGCCATACCGTCAATGTTTCCGCCGGTTGCAATAAAAATAAATGTTCCGTCTTTTAACAATGTAAGCCGATATTGCAAGGTAAGATATTCGGCAGCGAGATTTTTACCAATATAAGGGGTTATTTGTACTGTTTCAGGTTTTGGCGGAATAATCGAAATAGCCCATATAGTTGCACTTTCAGTATTTGGAATTGTAAAAGTAAGGTGGTTATTATCAGAATCGAAATAGTGATAATTTATAAGACCGTTATTATCAATATTTGTACCTTTGAAAGTTATATTTCTACTTTCAGAGCAATCTATAATATGATTTATGATGATTATTTTTTCACTTGCAGTAGGTTGAAAAATTATAGAACATTCCGAAAACTTCTCATTTGAAAAACAATAAATAAGCTGATGTATTTTTATACCGTCGAAATATTGATTTTCTTTTGTTAATACAATGGCGTTATCCGTTGATTTTACAGTTTTCCAACCTGATTTTTTTACACCATTTTCAATAGTTGTTCTTGAAGTGCCAAACTCGTAATTTAGGGAACTATCGTCAAGTTGATAAGAATAATCAAAGTTACCGGCAAAAGCGAAAACCGAAGCGAGCAGGAATAAAACAATAAAAAATCCTTTTTTCATACACATAACTCCTTTTCGATTAAATGTTACACTCATTAGTTTAATCTGTCAATTAAAAACTAAAACAATTATAAATGTTGTTATAAAGCTACTATAACCTTGAATAATTGACCGCGAGGGGTTTTCGGTGTAATATGTAAATAAGAATTACAATCTTATTATATCGTAATCGAGAACTAAAGTTTGCACTTTTAGAAAGGCAGCTTGAAACATCGGGCGCAGATTCCCGACGTTTAGGTTGCTTTTTTTTGTTTTAAGGGGTGTAAACTGAATGAACGCAAGACAAATAGTTTATCAAAGACCTTGCCCTAAAATCATCATCAAAGACCCTGAAACCGGGAAGACTGTTAAATCAAAGAACAGTGGCGCGGAACTTGAATTTGTCGCAGGTAAAAATACAAACCTTCTTTCATATTCTTTTACACTTTCAATCAACGATATTTCAGGAAGTTTTTCCGCTACATTTTATCCTGATTATAACGACGGCAAGGGTAATACCTTCTCACTTTTTGACGACTTTGAGAAATTGCAGATTGTCGAGATTTACGAGGGTAACGGAACATCATCAGAAAAGCCGGTATTTTGCGGAATTATCAGAAGCAAGAAATATGTTGCGCAGACAAACGATAGCGGCGGACACCGCAGAATATCAATAACAGGTACGGCAATAACCGGGCTTGTAAGCCAGTTTTATATCAATCTTGATGTCGCAGCTTGCGCTATGACTAAGGAATTGCGCACACAGGCAGAATTGATAAAAAAACTCACTATCAACGGTGAGAAAGAAAAAGAAGTAAAAAAGATTATCAAAATGATTTGGGATTGTTTCTATGAAATCTCAAAACAGATAGGAACACCAAAAATCAAAGAATACATTGAACGCTTTGCCGGTAGCATTGAGACCTTATTTGATGTCGATGATTCAAAATTTCATTATCCGTTGGGCTGCATTTTCAAAGGGCAGACTACGCAGGACTTTTTTAGCCTGATTGATGAAATCATTCCTAGCCCATGTTATGAAAAGTTTGCATACATGGGAACTGACGGCAAAATGAAAATCAAAATGCGGCTTGTGCCGTTTTCTTCAAGCAACTGGAAAGCGTTAGAGCATACGCCGATTCCGGCTACCGTTTTACAGTCTTTTGATTTGACTGAATCAGACAATGAAGTTTACACCGCATTTTACGCTTATTTGAACGGTTATCCAGTAGACGAGCAGAAGTCTTTAATGATTAGCACGACTATTGATAAAGCCGGTGTTGATGAAGTTCTCAAAGATACAGAGGCGTTTAAGACCTACGGTTATAGACCGATGATTGCGCATTTTATCGGGTACGGAACTAAGGACGGCGAGCAGGATAGCGACACGCCTAGCAGCATGGCAGAAATGAGCGAAAAACTCAAAGAATGGTATGAGAATCTTCCTGATATGCTTAAAGGTTCGGCAACTCTCTCTATGGTTTTTGACGGCAATAACGCTACGAACAAGATTCAACCGGGCGAAGTTGTACAGTTTTTGGAAGGTGAGTTTTATGTTGAGGGCGTTACTCACTCATGGAACTACGGACAGGGCGGCGAGGTGAATCTTTCAGTAAGTCGCGGCGGTAAATACTTGGATAGCGGCAAGTTCAAAGGAAAGATTGAAAATCTTACATCTTTAGTATCGCTTTTACAGAAAGGACAGGATTCAAATAAAAGTCTTATGACTTTAAGAAGGTAGTTTATGGCATTGAATATAAGTTTACAGAAAAAGAAAAACGCGCCTTCTCAAAATCCGTTCAAAAACTCTTCACCTTATGACTATCAAATGGGTTTTTGGGGCGTTGTTACGGAAGTACACCCGGAAGACTGTACGGTTCATGTTCGCACTAATTTAGGCTTTGAACTTTCCGGCGTTCGCGTTGCAAGTAAAGAGTGGGTAACGGTTGTAGACGGTAAACACCTGACAGGCGAGCGACATTTGCCGCCGGTTGATACTTATGTTTTTTGTCTCATGCCTACAGGCGAGTATTCAAGCGCGTTTGTATTATGTTCAGGATTCACAAGGCAGGAAGCAGTACACGCGGATTTTAAGCAGAAAGGTGAAGACGCTGCAAACACTTTCGAGCAGGTGGAAAATAGCGGTTGGAAAAAGACCGTTGATTACCGCACAGGTACAAAGAAGTTTGAAAACAAGACTGATTCAGACCCTACAATCAAGATTGAGATTGACCAAGAGTCCGAGGGCGACGAAAAAGCGACTATTACAATTCACGGTACAACGATTACCGTTGATAAAAGTAACGGCGTGAATATTGAGACAGACAAGAAAATTACATTGAAAGATAAAGAGGGCTTTACTTATGAGACCGAGGGCGATGTTTCCTTGAAGTCTTCAAAGACCGGCAAACTTGAAGTTGGTAACAGTGTAGCAACGCTAGGCGCAATGATAAGTGATTTACTGGACGCTTTATCGGATTCCGCGCCGGTTACATACGGAAGCCCGGCAAGCCATATGTTCATGTCTTCTTTTATCGCAAAGATTACGGCAATAAAAACAAAGTGGGGGCAGGTGTTTAAATGAGTTTGAATCAGAGCAAACTTAAAAATGACCTTCTCTCAATTTTTCGCAATATGACCGACGGCGACGACAGATATTTTGCGCGTGAAGTGAGCGCGAAAGTTGCTGATTATGCTGAATCGGGAAGTATTTCAACGAACGACGCAGGAACTATATCACAGGGCGCGTTTGTTGGTTCGGGCAATGGTTCTATTACCGTTGATTCTAGTATTTGCGAAAACATTGTTTATGCAGCTTGTAAGGCTATGGCAGGAATGGTAACAGGCGGAGACGCTTATTTAGCAGCGCAGCTTGCAAGCGGTATTGATTCAATGATGATTGCCGGAACTGTAAATACAACGGTAAAAGGAACGGTTACGCCGCCGAGTGGTACGCCGTTTACTACGGCAGGAACGGCAAAGGGAACTTTTACCGGCGTTATGGCAAGTTTACAAAGTGGATTTTTAGCCGCCTTTAATGCAATGGCAACTATGACAAGCGGCGGCGATGAATATTTAGCCGGACAAATGGCTACAGTAATAACGGCGTATTTGAAAGCCGGAGTTATTGCGACACAAGGACAAGCAAACCTTGCCGGAAGTATTGGCGCAGGTTCTATGTCTTAATAGTGGGGTGTGTAATGGGTTCAATAAGTCTTTTACAGTGGCGCAAGGCGTATATGCTTGAATTTCTTGAAGGCGACGACCTGAAAGAGTGTTTTACTTTTTCCGTACCGCCGGAAAGTGAAGAGTTACAATTTCCGCAGCGTGTAACCGAAACTAAGACTTTCGGCGGTTCTGTTTTTGATGATTACGGAAACGATTCTTACAGAATTACTTTAAGCGGTTCGACCGTAAACGAAGAAAAGAAGCTGATTTATCGCGGACTTAAAAAAGTGCCGTTATATCTGACAGGTACAAAAGAAATCTTTGAATTGCAGAAGATTATTAAAAACTGGGCGGACGGAAAAGTATCAACAGGATTTTTCAGGAAGACAAAAAGTGATGTAGGAAGCAACAGAAAAGTTTATCTGTACAACCTTTCAAAAATGAGTGTTTTGCAGCTTGCTACAGGCGTTGCGAGCCGTAACTATTGGCGCGTATTTATTAAAGACCTGAAAATCAAGCGCGATAAGAGTAAACCGAAGACATACAATTATACTCTTGAAATGATAGGCGTTGAGGACGACGAAAAGAAGGCAGCAGGACTTTTCGGCGATGTTTCTAACGCAATAAACGCCGTACAAGATGTAATGGACGGTATTTCTACCGTTATGAGTATTACGGAAGCGGCAACGGCAGCAGCGGCAGAAGTTGCGGACTATTGCGCGAGGGTAAAACTTGCGGCGGAAATGGTAAGTAACCGGGATATTTCCGGCAGCCTTGTCGCGCTGAATGTCGGTAGCGGACTTGACCTTGTAAGTCGCATTATGGGCGGCGATTCAAACAGTTTTTATAACACTACAAAAAACTTTCTGCACGCTTGTACTACTTTTGGCGGACTTGCGAAAGATAATTCAGATACGGCACAAAAAGGAAAGATTCAGCAGACAAGTAATTTTACTGTTTCTTTTGTCTCAAACGGCGGTACAAGTGTCGCTACGCAGAAAGTTGAATATTCAAAAACGGTTACTGAGCCGGAAGACCCGACAAGAGAAGATTATACTTTTGATTGTTGGTGTTCTGATTCTGCGTTGACTACAGAATATGACTTTACGCAGGAAGTAACATCAAACCTTACTCTTTATGCAAAATGGAATCTTGCGACGGCGACTATTACATTCAATAGCCGCAACGGTTCGCAGGTTACGCCTAAAAAAGTAGCAGTCGGAACGGTTGCGACACCGCCAACACCGCCGACAAGAAGCGGTTACGCTTTTGATAAATGGTACACGGATTACGCTTGTACTCATGAATACGACTGGACTTCTACGGTAAATAGCAATTTTACGCTTTATGCAGGTTGGACGAAAACTTATAACATCGTTTTCAATTCAAACGGTGGAAGCGTTGTAGATACACAGACGGTAACGTCCGGCGGACTTGCAGTTTATCCGAAGACACCGACAAAAGAGAATTACACTTTTGCATACTGGTGTACTGATTCAGAATTGCAGAATGTTTACGACTTTTCAACGCCGGTTACAAACGACATCACACTTTATGCTTGTTGGGTTCAGATTTCAAATACTGTTACTTTCAATTCGCAGGGCGGTAGTGCCGTTGAATCGCAGCGCGTTGTTATCGGCGGTTATGCGACAAAACCGGCTACAGACCCGACAAAAGAAGGTTATGACTTTGTTTACTGGGCAACGGACGCGGAAGGAACGAACGAGTTCAGATTTAACACTACGGCAATTAACGCAAATATCACTCTTTATGCAAAGTGGACTGAAACAATTTGCGATGTAACTTTTGATTCTGACGGCGGAAGCGCGGTAGAAACGCAGAATGTAGGATATGGCAATAAGGCAATATTCCCGGAGATTCCAGTAAAAGAAGGCTACAGTTTTGAAATGTGGCGTACACGAAAAGAGGTGCCTACAGGCGAGACCGACGAAAACGACGAGCCTATTATGACAACTGAATATCAGTATGAAGAGTTTGACTTCTCTACACCAATCACAGAAGACATAACTCTCTATGCTTTGTGGTTTAGGGGGTGAATAATGACAGACAACGATAAAGAAGACTTATTGACCGATTATGTTTCGCAGCTTGAAGAAAACGCTTGTATTGTCGTCGCATTGTCAAAGGAAAAACAGACAAACGCGACGGCGGTTGTATATGTGGATTCTGACGGAAACGACGCGACTGTTACGGTTTACGACTTCAAATATCATACTTGGAAAAGTTCAGACACTTTTGACAATTTGGCGGCTACTCTTTTAGGAAGCCCGGACTATGGAACTGTAATAGCGTACTTTAACGGCGTGGCAAACGAAAGCGAACTTGAAGCCGGTACAAAAATTAAAATCCCGGTTCTTTCGGAAGACGCGAGCAATACCAATAACAAGATTTATGCAGAGCCGGAAAAGCAGGAAAACTACGGAATTGACATCAAGATTGACGACGACGGCGACTTTGATATTTCCGGCGGCGACATAAAGACGGTAGACGGACGCGACAACCTAACACAGGCTATAGCGTTGAGACTTACAACGGCAAGCAATAAAAGAATCAGATTGTCGGCTTATGGAATCCGTACAACGATAGGCGACCCGGTAGCAGTTGAATCTTATTTGAGCGGTTCTATTGAGCAGACAATTCAGGCAGACCCTAGAATATCAGAAGTGAACGAACTGACATTCGAGGGCGACGGCGACAAGCTGAAACTTGAAGTCGTTTACACTGACATAAACGGTGATACAGGAATGTACAAGGGGGATATTTAAAATTATGGCAAAAATCAGGCGTTACGATGAAATCATGGCAGGTGCGACCGCTAACATGATAGCGAAACAGGATAAAATCACGGACTTTAACGAGGGTAGTATTATTCATACTATCCTTGATACCGTCGCAAGAATCGCAGAAAGGGCGTATGTAGCAATTAGGCAGGGTTACAATGAAATGCTTGCAATCCTTCCTTATTCGCCTTTTAAGTTCACAAAAAAAGAAGGTTATTACGCAAGCGGTACGGTTGTATTCAGTCGCGCCAATGCTTTAGGCAGCCAGTCGATTATTCCAAAAGGTACGGTTGTAAGCGGCGGCGGCTTTACTTTTACAACAACGGAAGCCGGTATTATTCCGGCGGATTCTCTTAATAGCGAGCCGGTAACGGTTATCGCGGACGGCGCAGGAAGTGATTATAACATCGCCGCAGGTGTTATAAGCGCGATTGATAGCATTGTTCCTGCTGATGTCGTAAGCGTTACTAATTCAAGCGCATTTACCGGCGGAACTGACGAAGAGACCGACGCGGAGTTTGAAGAGCGTTTTAGAACATACATAAACGGACTTTCAGGAACAAACTCATACGCAATTAAAAGCGCAGCTTTGAGCGTGAACGCCGTAAGAAGCGTTTCAATTCAGAATCATAAACCGCCGCTTAAAAACATTTATAACATGAGCGTTTATGTAGACGACGGTTCAGGCGGCGCGAGTGAGGAAACACTGGAAGCGGTAAAACTTGCCATTGAAGGCGATAACACAGAAGAGAATCCCGGACATCTTGCGCCGGGTGTAAATATCCGCGTTATTACACCTACCGCCGTACCTGTAAATGTTGAAATGAATGTAAGTATTATTTCTACAGACACCGACGAGGCAAGAACAGAGATTCAGAATGTTGTTACCGCTTATGTAAACTCTCTTACAATCGGCGAGGCTTGTATTTTGTCTTCAATCATTACAAAGGTAATGGCTTTGAATTATGTGCGTGATGTTGCGATTACTTCACCGGCTGCAAATGTTGAGCCGGCAATAAATCAGATTGCAAGAATCGGAACTATTTCTATCACTTTGACAGAGGTAGACTAATGGCGGTTAATTCAATAGGCGACTTTATTAAAAGCGTTTTTCCTACACTTGTAAATAAGAGCGGAAAGACTTTTAAGGCGTTGCTTGCCGACGGCGAGGGCGGCGGCACGATTGAAAGCATTTTCGAGGACTTGGAAAAGACCCGGAAAGCGTGGACGGAAAACAAAAGTATTTATACTCAATCAGGCGAGCAACTTCAAAAAACACTTGCCGTATTTTCTGTTATCTCACAATTACAGTATGAAAGTGAAGCGACATTCTTAAAGCGCAACGAACTTCTTTTTTACCGTAACGGCGATAAAGTTTGGGGCGACAAGTGGAACATCTTAAATATCTTTAAGACCTTCTTTAACAATCAAAATGTTTACCTTGTGAATAATACAGAAAAGTTTGAGGAAAACTTACTTGAAGACGGCAACTTTGAGCGCAAAAACGCATGGACGCTGACAGATTGCAGCTATGAGCATGAGGCGCGCTTTGAGGAAACAACCGGCGTATTGTTTAATGCGTCGGGAACTTGTGCGCAGAGTGTGAGCGTTTCAAAAGATACAAGTTATTTCCTGCATTTCTTTTTGAAAGGCAATATACGCGTACAGATTAAAGACAATAACAATAGATACTGGAATCCGAAGGGCGGCGAGTTTGGCGCATGGAGTAGTACAGAGTATTCAATGCACTTTGAATCATCGGACTGGGATAATAAAAGTTTTTATTTCATTACTGATGTCAATGTTACAAGTGTGCAGGTTATTTTCTTGTACGAGCCGGGCTATTACGCATTTTTGGACTATGTGCGGCTTAATGAGAAAACCGGCGCGTCTACCTTTAGTTTGGTTGCAGTTTTCGAGGGCGTTTATTCTGATGAAACGGCAAACCTTGCGCCGGGAACAAACGACGACATTGTAGCGTTTGATTATGACACAATGGGCTTTCATTCACCGGGCGGCGAGGACGCAGGAGAAACGGACTACGATTCTTTGAGTTACCTTGACGACGCGACTTTAGAGGAAGATGTAAGCCCGATTGTAACAGAGGGAAGTAATGACATAGAGCCATTGGACGGCTACGAAAACATGACTTACTTGGACGAACAGAAGGCACTTGCGCCGCAGTCGCCAGTAAACAGTGATGATTTTAAGAGCGTGGACTATAGCAAAATGTCATATTTTGATAGCGCGTATATTTTCGGTGCGACCGGCAAGGAAGCAGAAGAAATATATCAGGAATTGTTGGATATAGTTCAACCGGCAGGAATAACTTCTACGATTGAAATATTGACTAGAGAACAGGACGATTAAAACTTTTAATCAATAACAAGGAGTTGCATTATGGCAAATTTCAAAACGGCTATTGCGGCAGAAAATGAGATTATGAAAGCGGCTGATGTTACTTTCGGCTATGATTCATCAATCGACAATGTAGCGGTAGCACTCAAAGCGGTTTTATCTAATTCCGCCGGTGATTATGTTATCGGCGGTAAGGTAAAGCCTTATGGTTCGGGCGGCTTGAATGTTTCCATTGAGCCGATTTTCGCATACAAGGACAGTACAGGCGTTTGTGTTGCTGAAACCGACACAACAGAGCCGGTATCGTTTGAAGAGGCTGACAGTAGTCTTGACCGTATCGACATTGTAGAAGTTATGGGCGAAGAAGAGGGCTATGATTCACAGTCGCGCAAGTTCAACGACCCTTCTACAGGTACAAAAACTACACAGACAGTAAATACCAAAAAGCGTATTAAACTTACTGTAGTAGTTAAGAAGGGTTCAAATGGTTCTGAATCCGCTCCGGCAGTAGACGCAGGATATGTAAAACTTGCAGAGGTAAGAATCCCGGCAGGTACAAACAATATCACAAGCGACCTTATCAAGAATATCGACGCAAGAAAATACGGCGAGGAAAATACCGACTGGACTACAAACAAGTCGTCAACTTTCAATCCGTCATATCTTGCAAACATTTTCTACACTTTCCTTGTGCAGCACAATGAAGACGGAAGTCATAAAAACGCAGTTATCAAGGCTGCAAACATTGACTTTGGTACAGGTTCAGGGCAGGTAATGGGTTCTTCTCTTCCTACAGGGCAGAGCATGAGCGTACACGGCGTAGATTTTACATCTAGCGAAAGTGTAACAAGCCTGATTCAGTCTTTGGCAAACAATGTAAACAATCTGTACAAGTACAGTAACGACATTCTTTCAAGATTCACTTTCCTTGCTGATTTGCCGGTAGCTTGTTCAACTGCAAATGTTGATGTTGCGACAGGCGGCGAAATGACAATCGACGGCGTTTCTGTATCAATCGGGCAGCTTGTCTTCTTGAAAGACCAAACAGACGCAAAAGAAAACGGATTCTATGAAGTTCAGTCGGGCGCATGGAACAGATACGCAGGTTACACAACAAGCGCGCCTAGCGCATTTAAACACAAACTTGTATTTGTTAAAGCCGGAACTGCAAACAAAGGCAAGGTATTCTACCTTAACGGCGACTTTGAGCAGATTGGAACTGATGAATTGAACTTTACAGAAAGTAACTTTTCACCTTTTGCAATCGCAAACAAGGCAGTTATCCGTGATAAAGACGGCAGATTTAGAGCGAAAGCCCCGAAAGACAGTGAAGATGTTGCGCGCAAGCAGGAGTTTGACGAAGCTACCGCAAATACAGGTTCAACAGAAGGAAGAAATCTTCTTACAGTTCTTGGCGTTACAACGGTTGCGGAAGCTATGGAAGTTTTGCATGAAAGATGTAACGGCGAAGGTGTAGCGGATTTTTCCGGCTTGATGATTGGTGATTACCTTGACTTGCCTTCACTTACAGTAGACGGCACTACTTACACTTGGAACGCAACTTATCAGAACTTGCGCATTGTAATTTCAGGATTCAATCACTATATCCATTGTGGTGATACAGAAAATACAAAGAATCATATCCTTTGGACTTTCAAGAATGTTGTATTACAGAGACAGATGAATAGTTCTGATACAAATACTGGCGGTTATAACGCAAGCGCAATGAAGACTTATCTTGACGGTGTATTTGCACTCGGTTTGGGTTCTGCACTCGGTTCAAGTGATTATCTTTACACTATCAGTAGAGCAATTTCAAAGAAGGGTTCTACAGAATGGGTAAGAAATACAGTCTTCCTGCCTACAGAAGTAGAAGTTTTCGGAGTTGCAACTTACGGAGACGACCAAAACGCATGGAATACAAATATCCAGTATCCGATTTATCGCGATTCTTCATATTACCGTTGTAAAAAATATAACGGTTCACGCGCTTGGTGGTGGGAAGCTACGCCGCTCGCCTCGAACTCCACCTCCTTCTGCGGTGTCAGCACCGGCGGTAGTGGCAACGTCAGCAGCGCAAGTAATAGCGGCGGTGGCGTTGCCCCGGCTTTCTGTACCTGCTAAGGTACAGAATTGTATCTTTAATAAGGCGGCTTTACGCCGCCGATATAAACTTAATTTTTATAAGGAAAATGGGATAAAAAAGAAATATGTCA